AGCAGCAAGCGGGCAAGCGGTGCGGGTCTACCCCGAGGGCATGGACGCGCTCAGCGAGTACATCTCCCTGCCTGGGCAGATGGGCGGCAAGCCCAAGCGGGCCAATGCCTCGATGATGGCCAAGCGGATGACCGACATCGGCACCTACCCGATGAGCGGGGTCGTCAACATGGACAGCAACCCGGGGCTCACGCCGGACGTTTGGCGCGGCTACGGCACCCAGGTGGGCGTGGTCGACCAGATGCGGATGGAGGATCCGGTAGTTGCGGCGGTGGTTTTTGCTCTCACCGCCCCAGTCATCCGCAGCCACTGGAAGATCGAGCCCGGCGGTGACGACCGGCAGGCGCTAGAAGAGGCCGAGTTCATCCGGGCCAACCTGTTCGAGTATCTGAGCGGTGGGTTCTACAAGTTCGTAGAGCAGGCAGTTGCTGCCGTCTGGCGTGGCTTCTCGCTATTCGAGATCGTCGCCCGCTTCGACCGCGACAGCAAGCAGACCCGGCTGGATCAACTCAGCCCGATGCTGCCCAACACGGTCTACTCATGGAACCGCTACGAGTCGGGACGCTGGGGCGTGACGCAGGAGCCCTACCAAGGCGACTCCGACGTTGGCGCAGCACCGCCCGAGGGAGGCGCGAGCCTGCCGCCCGAGAAGTTGCTTCACGTGGTCTGGAACCAGAGCGGCGACGACCCCGAGGGCATGAGCATCCTGCGGCCCTGTTACGCTGGCTGGAAGTCTCGACGTCTGATGCTGAAGCTGGAGGCTACTGGCTTTGAGCGCGGCGCCTTCGGCATCCCCTACGTCGAGGTCGACCCGACCGCGCGGACCGGAGACAGCAGCACGGTCAATGAGATCCTGCGGGAGTTGCGCACCGGGGCCCGGGCCTGGGCCGCCTTCCCTCCCGGGTACAACCTGCAGTTCGCAGACTTCCCGTTCAAGGGTGCCGATCTGCGCGAGGCTCGGATCGCTGCTGGCCAGGACATGGCCCGCGCCGCCATGGCCCCGTTCTTGTTCACCGGAGAGCAGTCGGGATCGTATAGCCTCATCGCGGGCCAGCTAGATTTCTTCACGATGAATCTTCAAACCGTCGCCGACATGATCGGCGCGGCGCTCAGCCACGGTAGCGACTCGCTGATCCAGCGGCTGTGCAGATGGAACTACAACCGCACCGAGGGCTTCCCCAAGCTGGTGCCCGGCTCACTGAGTCTCGGCGACCCCAAGGCCCTTGTGGAGTCGATCAAGACCGCAGCCGAGGGCGGGGCGCTCCTGCCCGATCGCGGCATAGAGGAATCGGTCCGCGCTGCGCTGGGGCTGCCTGAGCTAGAGAGCCGCGAGCAGATGGAGCACAGGCTACGCAACGACCAGCCCGCCGAGATCAGGACCGACGAGGCCAAGGCCGCCGACACCGCACTTAACGGCTCTCAGGTTGCCTCTGCCCTGGCCATCGTGCAGGCCGCCGCCATCGGCGAGATCAGCCGGGAGAGCGCGGTCGGCATGATCGGCAACTTCTTCAACCTGCCCAGGGATGTGGCCGAAGAGATCCTAGGAGGCGAGCCCTCGCCGCAGACTGCCCCGCCGGAAGAGGTCGAGACCGAGGTGGAGCAGATCGAGCGCACCGAGGTCAAGAGCAAGGCGCCCGCCGTCACTGAGATCACCGACGATCAGGCCGACGAGACCGAGCGGGAGGCCAAGGAGATGGAGTCCTTGGCCGAGAGCCTGCGCCGACCCACGGCAGTCAGCGGCCGGGAGCTACGTGCAGAGGAACGCTTCGTCCGCCTTGACGAGACGCTTGCGCCGATGGTCAGTGTGAAGGACGCGATGGCCCAGGCTGCCGAGGACTGGCGCGAACTGATCGCCGAGAGGTACGCCGACCGGATGGCGCGTGCTGGCGACCTGATCAAGATGCGCGGCGCGGACGTGCCCGACGTCGGCAAGCTGGGCGAGGCCTTCAGGATCGAACTGCGCAAGGCGTACCGCGCCGGGCAGTCGTCGGTACGTGAAGAGATGGATCGGATCGCGGCGTCGCCCGACCTGCTGCCTGCCCTTGAGGCGGGAGACTTTGAAGTCACCCGGGACGACATCGTGGTGGATCTCCCAGCCGAGACCGAGACGCTGAGCGAGCAGACCTCCTTTGCATGGACCGGCCAGCAGCGGGGAGGCTTGACCGGCCTGCGCTACCTGACCAGCCTGGGCGATGGTGAGCCCTTGCTGCTGGCTCCCGTGGGGCGCAAGGTCGCGGCCAAGAAGGCCAAGGCTGCGGGCGAGTCCGTGGCAGACGAGATCGATCCCGAGGAAGCCATCGAGAACATCGCCCGCACGTCTGCCTTGGCTGCCGCCGACCGCGTGAAAGACGCCAGCATTGTGGCTGTGCAGTCGGCCAGCATCGGCGGGGTGATGGAGACGGCGGCGATTGCTGAGACCGTGGCGGCTGCTGTAACTGAACTCAGCCCAGGTAAGGATCTCGTGCAGGCCCAGCGAGACACCAACACGATCTTTGGTCTCGGCCGCATGCAGGAGGCTCGCGCCCAAGAGGCCGAGACCGGCATCCGATCCGCCATGCTGGAAAGCAGCACCTGTGACGTGTGCTTGAGCAAGGACGGGGCGACCTTTGAGATCGCCGAGCTTGACGAGTACGCCACGCCCGATCCTGATTGCTTCGGCGGCGATCAGTGCAACTGCATCGTGATATTTGTGCCGAAGGGATAGACCATGACCGATCAGATCAACCTTGCAGTCTGGACGACGGCCTACGTTAACGACCTGCCCGACAGCGCGTTCCTGTACATCGCGCCCGGCGGCGAAGAGGACGACGACGGCAAGACCAAGCCGCGCTCCCTGCGCTACTTCCCGTTCAAGGATGAGAAGGGAGAGATCGATCTCCCGCACCTGCGCAACGCCATCGGCCGGATCCCGCAGAGCACCGCTCCCGGCTTGACCGCTGACAAGATGCGCGCGCTACAGGACAAGGCGCGGAACCTGCTACGAGATGAGTCCGAGGATCTGGCCGAGACCGAAGAGGAACGCAAGGCGCGCGAAGAGGCGGAAGCCAAGGCGGAGGCCGAGCGCAAGGCGAAGGCCAATCGGCCCAAGTACGATCCGAAGAAGACCGGAGGCATGGGCAACCCCGCGAGCCGCAAGTACTACGCAGAAGGCTATTGGTCCGCTCCGCTGCTGCTCAGCGAAGGCCCCGAGTCCTGGGTCGAGGTGGTGCGCTCTGGCACCTTCTACGGCAACACCGGGCCGAAGCCGCGCAAGGTCGAGTTGACCGAGGCCGACGTGTACGCGATGGCCCGAAACTATGAGACCGTGTTGGCCGAGCAGTGGTTCTCGGGCGGTGCGCCGGTGGGCTACAACCACGCGCTAGCCGCTGGCAACATGGACCCGAGCAGCACCAAGGCCGCAGCCAGGATCAAGCAGGTCGAGGTCAGGCCCAACGACAAGGGCGGGGTCAGTCTGTGGGGCCTGTTCTCGTGGACCGACGAGGGCGCGCAGCGAGTCAGCGCCAAGGAGTTCGCCGGGATCTCTGCTGAGCTTATCCCGCCGACCGCCGCCACCAGCAAGCAAACAGGGCAACCGCTCGGCGGCTGGACGGTGGTAGGGGCCACCCTCACTAACCAACCGTTCGTGCCATCTATGGCGCGTCCTACCATTTTTTCTGATTGCGCTATGCAAGGAATCGATCCGTCTGTTACGCTCGCGCCTACAGACCCAACCCCGAGCCGGATCCACCTCTGCGAAGGTGCCGAAGCTCAGCAGGAGATAACCCCGATGAGTGACATCCTCGTTAAGCTGGCCGAGGCTACCGGGCTGCCCACAGAGGCGCCCGAGCTACTGGCCGAGGTGCGGCGACTCCAGACCGAAGCCGACAAGGTGACGGTGCTGACCGAGACGCTGGAGACGGCAACCAAGGAGGTCGAGGGCCTGCGCGATCGGAACTCGATCCTAGAGGAACGCGAGAAGGTCCGCACCCTGGACGCCGCGTGCTCCATCGGTCGCTGCGCTCCTGCCGAGCGAGAGGACTACTGGCAGGTCTGCCAGACGCTGGGCGAGGACAAGGCCAATCGCATCTTTGCCGAGGGCCGCCTGCCGGTCGGTCGCGAGACTGCCGAGGCTAACGCGCCCGCCACTGGCACCCAGGCCAGCGCCATCGAGGCCGAGGTCGAGGCGCTTGCCGAGAAGATCCACAAGGACACCAACCTCTCCGAAGCCGCCGCCTACTCTCAGGCGATGTCAACGGTCCTCGCTGACCCAACCAAGCTCGCGGCCTACGAAGCCGAGAGCCTCGACTCGTAGGAGCGCGCGATGTCAACTCCCAGCAATCCCACCCTGGTCATCACGCGCCGCTGCGACGACGACCTTTCCTCCAGCGCGTGGTTCCTCGTCAAAGCAGTCGGTGACAATGACATCGACCTCGCCGGCGCGGGCAACCTGTGCATCGGAGCACTTACCAACGACGTCGCGGCGGGCACCGCATCGATCCCGGTCCATGTGCCGGTGCAGTGCGGCGGCATGATCAAGGCGATTTGCGGAGGCTCCATCACAGCCAACACGCTCGTAATGGCTGACTCCGCTGGCGAGGCAGTCACAGCAACAACTGGCAACTATGCTATCGGGATCGCGCTCGGGACATTCGTCGACGGCGAGATCGGTTCATTCCTTTGGGCCCCGTCATATTACGAGGAAGGCTAGCCTCACCGGCTCGCTCTAGGAGACTCAGAAAATGGTTAATATTCAAGGCCTCGTCAATGACCGGATGCTCACCAACTACACGAGGTTGCTGGGCCCGTCGCTCGGTAGCTTCATCGCGGATTCCATCTTCCCCAGCGTGGACGTGTCCACCAAGACGGGCAAGTTCTACGACATCGCGGGCGGGTTCGCTTCGGCCGCGCCGGGTCACGATCTGATCATCGCTGACGGGCAAGACGCGCCCCTTCAGATCAGCACCTCGATCAGCAAGGTCACCGGCTGGGACGTCGACGTCAACGGTCTGGGCGTGAAGATGAATAAGTCTTCAGCCGAGTACGCCCAGGGCAACGGGCTGGACTTGCGCAAGGCCAACGCCGCAGTCCTGGCGCGCGAGTGTCTGATCCAGCGTGAGCGGGCTGCCGCCGCCTTGGCCTTCAACACCACCACCTTCTCGGGCTACACCGCCGCGCTCTCTGGCTCTGACCAGTGGGAC